CAAGCAAGTCATCAAATGTGCCGTATGAAAGCTCGATGTTAACGTCGCCTGCTACGCTCTTGTTGCCGTGTCGATAATTGGCTATCTGGCGGTCTTGGCGTAATTCTTCAGACTCAATTGCGTCTTTAGACAAACCAATCGTTGTTCCAGTATGCCGAATTGGCGTAAATGTTGGCGTAGTTGGTGTGGTGCCGAAAACGGATTCGACCACATAAGCCATGTCGTGCCGCGATCCTGTTGCTATTGTCATGATTTACCTCGGGGCTACATGAGCCATGTAATTGATTGTGACCGAAATTAAAAACCGATCTTCTATTATTGTGCCGTTGGTGCGCGATACATCACCTAATCGAACAGTGGTGCCATTGTACAGCAAATCAGTTCCGCGCTTGAAATGATTTGCTACAGCGTCAGCTTTGGCCTCTGCTGCATTTCTGCCCTTTCCTGCTTGGGCAAAAATATCAATTTGATACAATCCTAAATACTGATCAATGCCAGTTGTGCCAAGCCCTGCTTGAGTGGTTGCACCGGCAAGGTTTGTTGGTCGCAAATACATGCCTGTCTTTGTTGGCTTGTATACGGTGTTTTGCCAAGCAACTGGAGTTGACCCAGTTAAAGTGTTGAGTCGCGAATCAAGAGCTGAACTAATGTCAGAAAACGTAGTACTCATCGGTCTACCTTCTGCAATGCTGATTTTACAGCATCTTCAAATGCCGCTATTGATACCCTTACCATACCCATTGGTCGTTGTTTTCTGCTGTGACCGTATTCAATGCGAGCAGCATAAGGCAAATTATTGGTCATAAATAAAGACTCATCGCCTTTAACTGTTAACATTTTAGCGGTCATATCTTTTAATACTTTGCCTCCGTTCGGATCAATTTGCTTGGTAGTCGAATTTTCAGGAGTATTAATTGATGCTTGCCAATTTCCTCTCAACCTTCCGCCAGTATAACCAGCCGGAGCTTTACCGCCTCCTTGCCAAAAGTCAGGGTTTCCAACTGGCGTTGCCATAATTATGTTTGTAAACAAAGTTATTGCAGAGTAAGCCCGAACGTCGTCAAGATTTCGGTTGGTTTTTGTCGCAAAAGCCTTAATGTCTGAGCTGAAGGTCATAATATACGTCCGTTCCAGCGGGTGAAATGATCCGAACATCCATCACTCGATAATCAATGCCAGCAAACAGGCAATTGTCATCAATTAGCGGCTCGCCATGACCGGCTTGAAACATTAGCCGAACATCTGCAGCTTGGATTGTTTCGCCATTGATCTCAGACTTCGAGAACATCATTCGAGCGCCCTTGCCGGTGATTGTCAGAGTGGTTCCGCCTGTATAGCTGCCAGTGACAGGGTTGAACGTATCGCCGCTTGCTCTTGTCAATACGGCTGTATCGCCAAACTCAGCGATCAGATTAAATGCCGTAGATTTTAGGCCAGCGTAGTTAAACACGATTAACCACCATGACATTCTTGACCAGCTTGGCCACTTTTGTTTCTGCTGCCGTCAAATAGGTATCTGGTCGCGAACTAGCTGAATACTCAACCTCAAGATCGCCAACTTTTTCTTTTATAGTTTCTCGACCCTGATTTGCCAATGGATTGACCCCGCCATCAATAGCAATGGCAATCTCCATCTCTGATTCTTTTAGCAGTTGAGGTATAGCGTCAGACAGCACTAGATATGCGTCCAATTCAACCCCGTATCGAGGCCATTGGAGCGCCTGATCAATGTTTGACTTCGTGCCGTTGAAGTTTTTTGACTCAAGGTAGTCCATTGCCTGAATGATCAGCACTGCTGCCGTACCCGTCAATGTAACGCCTCTATCAGCAGCATAGGTCGCTAACTCGGCCTCTGAGACATAGCTGTTGGAGTTTGTGAGGCCAGCGCCCGTTTCAACCACTATTGTTGCCATTATTCGTCCTCAAGCCAGCCGTAAATTGATCCAGACACTGTGCAACTTTTATCCGATGATGCGAGCAACGCAACAACGACTCCCGAAATAAATTTAAAAGGCACAGGGAAATTGAAAGCTACAGTATTGTCTTGAACGCCAATTGACCCATAAGGCACTAATGCAAATGGGTTATTAAATATATTTCCATTGTAAGAATTTGCAGCCAGCCTAATTAACACTCTCGCCGTAGTTGAACCGCTAACACTACCAGCAGTTGCTCCGCTCAAATAAAATACTTTGCCTCTTGGTACCATCCTGGCACTAGAGACTTGAACAGGATTTCCGGCTAGTATTTCCGCGTAATTGTTTCCGTTATTTGTAAATGTAATATCTCCGGCGGCATGAGCTAAAGCGCCAAAGGTTATCATGTGAGCTAAATTTATAAATCTGATATTTGTTGCAACTGTTAAAACGGGCGTTGTTCCCGTCATAGTTACAGTTTCAACTTGTTCATCAAGATTATTGTCTAAATAATGAATCTCAAGCGTTCTAATTCCTGTCCCTGCAGCAGAGTCATTTGCGCTGGTGCTAACCACAGAAATCCTGATGCCTGTCGGGTGCGGGGCGCTAAACGCGCCATTTGACCAAATAATCTGATTAGATGTTGCGCCGACTAATTCTCGCTCGCCAAACGATCCAAACTGAACAGCGCCGGGAACATAACCTCTAGCTACATCGTTTTGTATTGAATCAACTGGGAGTCGATCAAGCCTAGTGACCAATTGATGTGAGGTATCAATTCTCGCTGATGTTGAAAGCCTTATACCTTGTGCTGACATAATTTGTCCTGTTTGGAAGAGATTGGGGCGACCGAAGCCGCCCCGTTCGTCTTAGCCCAACAGCAACGCGGTATGCTCTGGCTTGATGTTCTTAACACCCCAAGCCAAACCAACCTCGTAACGCACCTTGCGGTAGCCCTTGTACATCGCAAATTCCATGCTCAAACCTGAACGCGGATCAGTGATGACAATAACGTCTTCGGCCATGTCGCCTTCTTCTGGGCGAGCTGGTGAACGAGCGGCAAGCACAAGTGCTGAACGATTGAACGCCATGTTTCGAGCTGATGCGCCAACGATGGTCAACGCTTTTGCAGATGCAGGCAGTGCTTGACGCAAACCTGGAGCGGCAATCACGATGTTACCCGGTGCAGCAGTGCCAGTTGTTACAACATACTGATTAGCGTCACCAGCAAAGGTTACAACATCGCCAGCCAGTACAGTACCTGAACCAGTGATCAGAGCAATGGTAGTGGAGCCAACAGCAAAGCCAGCAGCGCTGGAAGTGTAGTTGGTACCAGTGCCAACAGCAGCGGTTTGGATTTGTGCGGATTCGCGCAAAGGCATACCGGCCAGATCAAGCAAGACACCTTGTCGCAGCATGGAGTCAGTGCCAGCAGCATTGACGGCAGACTGCTTACCAATGAAATTGGCACCAGCAGAGGTATTGATTACCAACTGGTTATCACTGATTGGCGAACCATTGTCCTTCAGGATTTTCATCACGTTAGACGCGTCGGTGTAATCATTCGCTGTACCGAATGGAGTAGTTCCGGGCGTGCCGTATGCGCGAGAGAACGTTGATTGCAGGCCAGCCAAGTCGAGCTCAACTTCGTTAGCAATGGCTCGAATCGCTTGTGCGATCTTGTTTGCTCGGGTTCCCATGTAGCCAGGACCAGTGTTCAACTTCTTCTGGTCATCGCCAATAAAACCAAACTCAGCAGCACGGCTCTTGGTGATTTGGATAATGGTTGAGCCAGAAGTTTGACCTGTAGGCTCTGGAACGGTCATAGACGGAGTTATGTCAGACACGTTGCCAGCAGGCTCTACGTCTACAACGATGTTTTGATTGATGCCTGCACGGTCAGCACTGGCATTCATTGTGACAGCAGGAATAAGACCAGTCAGTTCGCGAGACACAATATCAAGCGCCTCATAAATGTCTGGAACGATTGAACTAATAGTATTTTCAGCCATGATTTTTTACCTTATCAATTATCAGTTAGTTTGCCGCCAGATTTCACGAATGACATCCGGCTTGCTGGGTCTAGTGCCTCAAATTCAGCACGGGATTTAACTTTTGCAGCACCGCCGCTATTTGAGCCACCAGAGGCACCGCCACCTGATGATTGATTGCCCTTCAACAATGCAGAATATCTTGCATCGTTCTTGAACTCGGCTTTGAGATCGTCCAGAGTGGAGACCGTCAAATCGCCTGAAGAATCCGTGACTTTAACACCGTCATCGTGATACTTCAAACGCCTAGAAATGAACTCGCTTAGAAGCTCCGCGTTGGCTCCTTCAGCTAATTCCGTTGCGACCTTCATGGCAGCATTGTTTCGTTTTTCGTTTGCTACACTGGCCCTCATTGATTCCAACTCTTTTACCGTTGCCTGATAGCGTTCCTCAGATGATCGGTGCAGTTGTTCAAAGTCCCCTTTCTCTCGCGCTATCCGTTCGCGCTCGACTTGTGATTGCTCTTCAATCTCCCGCTTTGCTGATTTAGCTTTTTTGGCTTCTGTCAGCAGTTCATCCATCTTGGCTTTCATTGCTGCGTTTTCAGACATCAATGCTTCAAGATCGACAGCAGGCTGAATCGGTGTTTCTTCTTGTATTTCTTGTTGCTCGCTCATTTAGTTCTCCTTGGTCACAAACCAACACCCACTGGGCGCGTTATATATCGGACAGCACAAGCGGCCTCATGCCTTCCAATTCTCTCAAAGTGTAGACCCGACCCGTCGGATCAACAAATTTATCCAATGTCAAAGCGCCAGACCTAAACAGCCTTGACCGCTCAATCCCTAACGCTTCATCAATGAATTCTCGGTTCTGATTTCTCAGCCATCCGCTATACGTTGTCTTTGTCGATACTTGCTCCGGCCCTTCAGAGCCGAGCGACGGTCTGGTCGCTTTGGTATCAAGACCCAGATCAAATTCTGGCCTAATCTTAGGCACAGTTGTTGATCTGCAACCAAAATGTGCTGGCGGCATCGGGCCTTCATCAACGTTGTAAAATTGACCGTCTCTACTCATGCAAACGAACGTCGTCCTGCCGTCCAATGTGCTGACCCATTCATATCGGTCTATATATTTGCTGTTTTGCTTGTATGTTTCTTTTCTTGTTACGCTGCTGACATGATTGATGATCGTGCTGGTCAATGAAGTGACTTGGCGCTTAATCAGAGTGCTTACCAGATTGTTAACATCCCTGCTGATGACTTGAGTAGTGTTGCCAAGTGTTACCCCATCAGATATAGCCTGAGTTATCTGAGCGATCTTGCTGACTCCCAACTTGGTCAGTGACTCAGATATTGTCGGGGCGATACCTCTGACAACGGCCATTGGTGTAGATTGGACGGCAGTTAATAACGCGGCTTCTGTTGGCAATGTCAGGCCGATAGTCGATGCCCTGTTGATCATCTCGACGCTGAACCTTGCCTCGCTTTGAGCCAGGTCGATAACGTC